GAAAATGGTGGGAGGTCTTACAGCTCTACCTATTCTTGGTAAATTTTTTAAAGGTGCAGAGGTTGCAGCACCTGTAGCAGAAAAAGCGGTTGAAGCAGCAAAAACTGTGCCACCATATTTTTTAAAATTAGCAGAACAAATTAAATTACTAGGAAGAGAATCTAAAGGTCCTCAAGAAAGAATAAATGTGTACTCTATGAAGGGTAAAGACGGTAAGTCAGAATTAATGTTAACAGAAGATGTTGGCACAGGTGAGATGCAAATTAAAAAAATTGGTAAAGAAAATGATGAAATGGTTACCGAAGTCCAAACTATGGAATACACACCAGGTAGGGGTGATGAAGCAACAAAAGGTACACCTGCTGATCAATATGAAGAATACACTGAGTATAATTCTAGAATACAAAAAGATGAGTTTAATGAACCTGATATTGTAGATGGTATCGACGCTGAAGATATATCAAAAGAAATTAAAGATAAGTTTGATGTTGAGCAAGAAATATTAGAAGAAGTTGCAAGAGATAAAAAAGCATCGGGCGGTATTGCAATGATGTTAGGAGAATAATGAAACTTGGCCCTAAAGAAATAAAAGTGGTCAATCAGTATCTTATTAGACCAGTAAAAAATAGACTGAAAGAAATTTTTGAGAAAAAAAGTTTACCACAATTACAAACAGCAGATGAGATTAAACAACCACCAGTCAAAAAAGACGTAGAAGATACACAAGCTTTTAATGAGTTTATGAAACGTAATCCACGAGCTGATGGTGGACGAATAGGGTTTGCTAATGGAAATATTTCTAAAAGTGAAGCATCCTTTAAAACTTTTGAAGACAAGTTTGGTAAAAAACTTTTAAATAAAATGGCTCAATCACAATACGGTAAAAATTTTAGAGATCTTGATAAAAACAACCAATTAAAATTTTTCAAAAGCCAAGTAAATAAATATGAAGATTTTATAAAAAAGAATAAAAGATATCCAAATAAATCTGAAGCATATAGTATTGGTCTACAACAAAGTGGAAAGAGAGCCTCACCTTTCACAGATGAGGTTAAAACTAAAATTAAAAATATATATACTTCTGGTGAAGGAGGTTCTAATTATATTTCTAAAAAATTAGCAGAGGAAGGAATTAGTATTGATGATTCAACTATAAGAAGATTTATAACTGCAGAAGAGAAAGCAGGAAATATTGTTAGACCTACAAAATTTAAAACACAAGAAGCAGATCCAAATTTACCAAAAGATAGGTATAATAAAATTAGAGAAGTCACAAAAAGAGATTTAAAAGGTTTCACAGTTGGCAGAAGTAAAACAAAAGTTTTAGCACCAAAAGGTTCTAAGTATAAGATAACCTTTAACATACCACGTTCATCTGAAACAACTAAAATACCTTCCGCATATCAAGGCACACAGTATTATAAAACAAAAGCTCAAGCTGATAAAGCAATTGCAGGATATAAAAAATTTTCTAAAGATTTTAAAAAACAAGGAAAAGCTAATAGAGGTTTAAGAGAAATTATATTAGAACAGGTATCCGATCCAAATATTGAATCTGCTATAGTAAGAATGAAAGAGGGTGAAGATTTAGCAACCGCACATAGATTAAGTTATAAACAAGTTGGTAAATTAGGTCAGTTATATAACATAGCTAATTTAGGTGTTGAAGACCCTGCAATCAATAGTGGTGCAATAAGAAAATTTGAAAATAAATTAGATTTATTATATCAAGAACAAAGAAATTTAATTAAATCTGCAAAACGGTCCACTAACAAAGGATTACCTGTTCCTAAAACTTTGCAAGATAAAATAGATTTTAACAACAAAAAAATATCTACCGTTGTTGATTTAACAGACAGACGAGTCCAAGGAATTTTAATTGATCCTAAAAATTTAAAACCTACAACATACGGGATTGATTACATGAAAACTTATGGAATGGGTTTATTAAAAAACAAAAATGTTAAAGATATAACTGATGCTGATTTAACAACTATTCAATTAAATATTGAAAATCAAATAAAAAGAGAAAATAAATTAGGTAAAAAAACAGAGTCTTTTTTAAGAAACAGACAAAAATTTATAAAAAATGTTGATGAATTAGCTGGACCAAAAGGTGCTGAAGTTGCAGAAAAAATTGGTCTTCGTTCAAAAAATATTGGTGGAGGAATAACTTTAGGGGCCAACCCTTTATTTAGTCCAGGTGTCTTAGGAGAAGCTTTTAAAACTATACCAACACCAGCAGGAGCTGTAGCGTTAACGGCAGGACTTGGCGTAGATCCAACATCTGCTGTTGACAGAGCAAGCATTGCAGCAGAAGCTGCCTTTGCACCACAACTTGTAAAACAATCAGCTAAGTTTGGACCCGTTGCTCAAAGATTTTTTAATTTAGGTTTAACACCTGCTATGGCAGCAAGAGTTGCAAGAATAGCATCACCACTAGGTATTGCATCACTGGGAGCAGAAGGTGCATATCAACTTGGTAAGTTTACTAAAAAAAGAATAAATGAATTAAGATCCATGACACCTGAACAAAGACAAGAACTGCAAAGAGAAGGAGAAGCTTTTGCTTTTAATGAATTTGCGGCTGCAGGTGGAGGACTTGCAAAACAAGCAGGTGATAGATCAGGTGCTATGTTAAAATCCATGAATGAAGATAAGGATGGGTTGCCTTCATTATTAAAACGTGTTAAGAAAACTTAGGAGTATTAAATGGCAGAAATAGATAAAGGACTCCCGAACACTCGTACTGAGGTTAGTTTACCAGGTGAGGAACAGGTCGACGTCCAAGAAGAAATTGTAGAAAAAGGTCCCGTTGAAGTTACACCAGAAGAAGATGGTGGTGTTACAATAGACTTTGAACCAGGTGCTATCAACATACCTGGAACAGAAAATCATTTTGATAACTTAGCAGATATTTTACCTGATGATGTTTTAGAACCAGTTGGTAACGACATGGTA